CTGAGCACACTTCGGTGAGAGCCTTGACCAGAATAGTCAACAACTGGTCCAAGAGCTCCCCGCAGGGCGACCCATAAATAGGGTTCATGTCTTACCTCCTCCCGCTCTTCAGGTTGGAACCTGAGATACGAGAATCGGTAAACACCATGACCAATATGCTTTGGCTTGGCGACTTCCGCACATTGGAGAAATTCCCAATGTGAGAGCGTAGGACTTTTGATGCCTGAGTCATCTGGATAATCATAAGGGACAATTTTACATTTGCCCGTTACTGATTCAATCTCAGATACCAGATATCGTAAAGTCCTGCCGATTTCATGCTCTGACCAGCGCGTTAATAAACTATTAACGAACTTATAGAGCATGGCCTCGTAAGCTTTATCGCTTACGAATACCGACCCGTTTCGAGGTTGAAACGGGCGTACGTCCACCCCGTGGTAGTAATCACCACCACAGGACTCCCTGAAGTGACCCGTATGGAACGTTTTATCAACGTTCAATACGAATCCCAATTGCCCAAAAACATGGACTACGGCTGAATGCATGGGTGTGACATAAATCATGTCATCACCATACACAGATATAGTCCGACGATTCCAGCGGTTAGACATAGTCGCTTCGATCGCTTTGAGCAATGCCAGGAAGACCAACGTTTGTAAAGGAAAGGTGTACCCTATACCCATTGTGCAGAAAGTTTCACTTTCTACAAGGGTGTTATTAGGGAGAAGGACTGATCCGATCCTCGATTCGTTCAATATCTTGAACCAATCAGGCGGAAACAGTCTTTCAACGAGTGCAACTGAAATTGAATCAGAAGCACTCGATAGGTCAGCTGTCGTCAAGAAACCATCGACGGAAGCTTTCCTAGCCATGACGCGATGTTTCATCTGTAATGATGAAATGTAATAGCCTTTCCTTTTAAGTTTCTTACGCATTAATTCTCCTAGACCATAACTCATGTATGAGCCTATAGTCGTATTGGGCATTATTGCGCGTAAGGACTTAAACGTTTTCGGGACTAGCGTCAGTGTCAGGTGACTCGTTGGCTGGTACGTGGATCGATTAGGATCACTGCGTTTCTGTTCTTGCCAATAGTTGGCAACAGCAGGTATTTGACTCATCTCTGAATCAAACCAGTCAATTTGTCTTTGAGACCCGGAAATGGAAGTTCCCATCTCGCAGCTTCACAAGCTAATCGAGACGGGATCCCAACCGAAGCCTTTCTTCCAAATCTGCAGAGGAGACGATGTTCTTCATCGTCGTACACGCCTAATAAATTGGCGATGTAGATACGGGCGTTTTCCAAGACATCAGTTGTTATTACATCAACAGAGTCAAGGTTCAGCTCTCGTATCCGACTTTGAGTTTCTAGAAAGCCATCAATGGCTTTCTGGGTCAACTCTTTGTCGATATAGATATCGGTTTCGAATCTATACCTCTTAAACACCGATTGTAACTGATACTTGGCCTTGTAAACGGCTATTGAATCAGTTTCAAGCGGGTCAGGTACAACCTGACGGATCTTCGCAATGTCTGTACCCTGTAATGCCAGGTACAGATCGCAGTACAGCGAAGGATCGTCAAAGGTTGCTTGGAAGTCCCTGACTAGGGATGAGGCGACAGTGCGCATCATCACATCTGTGGATCTTTTTCCACGAGTGTTTGTGGTACTCTTTCCCATTTCATCCTCCAATGGTTTTTGAGAGGAACGATCAGGCCGATCACGAAAGTGAACCGGCCGCCCAGAAGTTATCACAATCAGACTGAGACAGCATTTGAGCGCCAAGACTATTTAAGTCTGATGCTTTTGCTACCTCAAACTGAGGGTGAACTTCGCGCTCGATACGGAGAGTATTGAAAACAATACGTCCGTCAGCCAAGTAGATAGGAACTGCAATACAAATGCTTTTCTTATCTTTGCTGTACGAGCCGGTCTTCGCGTCAAGCGTAGGTGGACGGAATTTAACCGTTACCTGCCGACGAGTCGCATAGTCCGCGTCTGCGGGAACTATGAGATGAACACCGTTTGGAATCGTCACTCCATCATCGGAGAACGAAAGGGATTGACCACCACCAACTGTGATTGATGATGCGTTTTCTACTAGAGACATTGTTTTCAGTCCCATGGTGTGACCTCCTACATAGAAACCATCAAGGTTTCTTGTCATCAATGCCGAAAACCATTTAATCCACCAATAATAGGTTTGATTAATAAGGCCATCGCATCAATTTGATGTAGTTTTGACAAAGGTTTCAATGTCAAAACTGGGGTGAATGACAACGGCAGGTTACAGGTTCTTGTATACGAGTATTGTTTAATACACTCGGACCCAAGATCACCTGACCAATCTGGATGAAGACCCATGGCGGCTGCACAATACGAACCAGAATGATTGAATTCATCATTCTTTACGTTTGTTAGCCACCAGCCCAGAACCTCAAGGTTCGGAACTGGTGTAAAAGCCTGGATATAATCACCCACATTGACAAACCAGTCGATGACAAACGAGAAAGGAGTTAACTCCCAACCCAAAGCTGGCATATCGCAAAGTCTAAGACCTAGCGTTGACAGCAAGTGTTCGGCGTCTGTATGAGGTTTAACTTCATACATAACTCCTACGTTCCGTCTCACTTCTTCCTTGAGTGAGCGGTGTCCGCTGTAGGGAATACCTACAGTTGGCAACTGACTCCGTTCTCCATAACAGGAGGCGTGATCACCGCCACGGGCAACAAGG